AATCGGGGGTGCGGTCTCCTGCTACATAGGAGTTACAAGTACTAAGTGTAAGAGAAGAAGTCCCCCTAATATCAAAAGTAGAGGATGCTGCTATACCACTCATCATATTATCAGAAGTTAAATCCCAACACTTACTCCATACATCTAAATTATAGGGGAAAGAAGAGGTTTCTAAAAGATTATAAGGATTAATTACCTTATGATAACTAAATAAAAGATTCAATAAACCCAAAGGTTGATACTCTACATCCGACCCTTCGCTACTAGTGTTAAAGTAACTAGGCATATTAAAGCCGCTTCTCTTATACAAACCACCCTTTTGTAGAGTTTTGGAGAAGTTGCGTCTCCTCATAGCATTTCTAAACACTCCTTCCGTTATGGGGGAAGCGGAAAGAGCGGAACCCGCCAAGTTAACCATGTCGAGGGGCTCATCGACTGCGCCCCTCCTGAACACAGGTAGCCCAGCGTGGCTGTTAGCGGCTCTGCTGGCGTTTGCTGGGGTTGGGTAGTCACTACCGAAAGCTCCTGCAATGCCGCTGAAGCTCATCCCAGAGGTGTACGCGCCAGCCTGAGACCCAGAAGGAGGAATGTCTTGGATCCAGTACCTAAGAGATGGGCAAATATAATCTAAAGAGCTTAAAGTGTCCACATTATCTAAGGTAACTCTAGTTCTTGGTATAGCCTTAGCAGGAGAAAAATTATCAATAACTGCTAAGGACTCAAAGAAGTCCTGCTTTAAGAAGTCTTTTCCTTGGAAGAAGTCACTCTCAAAGGTTCCCGTGGATACATCAATATCAAAGTGCGAAGACTTACCATTCCATAAAGGAATATAATCATACTTTTCTATTTGAAAATTATCAATTAAATAATCTCTGTTAGGGGGTTGATTTATAGAACTGGTTAAGAACCAAAATCCATTGTCATAGAATTTTGTATCTAAAGATCCCTGGACTGTATTATTAAGAATATATTCTTTAAAGGATCGTGCATTAGTTTCTGCTACTCCTAAGCACACTAACTCTCTTTCCAAGAAGGTAGCTAAATCCTCTGTTATATCACAATTCCTATAAAACTTTTCATCTTCCCAGGGGGGTATTGGGAAGGACCTACCTCGAAAAAAGAAACTAAACTCTGGGTCATTAATGTCGAATTTAAAATTATTTACCCAAAACAAGTCAGGAAATAATACCACAGCCCGTAATAACATCCAGTCTATAACTCTCCGTATATTATGATCCATATCACTAAAACTATAATCTCCGTAGATAAAGTCTTGTCCTACCTTAAAAGAGAAAGATTCAAAACTATCAAATATAGCGGTATCTGTTTTTAGTAAATAATAAATTAAAAACGGAACATAGGACTCATAAAATTCAGATATAGTGGAAGTTTCTAAAGGTATTGAGGGAAGAACTGTAGTTATAGCATTATATAACCCTTTCTTGGTCCCTTTTTGTTTGTATAGCGTGGATGCTCCTCTAATCTGTCTTCTCCATGAGTCAGGGCTGGAGCCATAGACCTTCCACCCAATAAGATCTGCTAAATAAGGTAGAAGCTCGTCTGGGCACTCTTCTAGATTATTTATTGATTTTAATTTAGACACATCCTCATTAGTATCGAAAAAGGAATAGGACATGGCTTGTAGGAATCTAGAGAAAGGAGCCGCCAACTCCTGTCCGACTAATAGAGAACTTGTAGATATATAAGTGTCTATAGCATCTCTAACATAAGTATCTTCCTTATTTAAAAGTTTAGTAGAGTAAACTACATCAACTAAGGATTTTAGGGCATCCAAGTTCTGAGTACTGCTAGTATAAGTCCCTCCACCTGAAACATAAGAGGGGGGCATTAATAAGGGGTAAGTAGATGAGAGAGTAGACCACCCATACCACACATATTCTTCTAGACCCTTAATGCCCTCTAAGGTATCAAACCTGCTACCTGTGTAATAGATATCTGCAATAGAACTAGCTATATACGAAGAGGGGGAATAGCTGGTGTCTGCTCCAGAGGTGTTCAAGAAATATGCCCACCCTAATTTATTAATTAGATGATTATGAGTTCCTGATGCTGTATTGTCGAAAGCACTAGCAGTAGTGGTAGCTAAGGAAGATGAGTTTAGAGTTAGTTTTGGGAGAAGGGTTTCTGATAAAAAATTTATAAAAGTAGTCTTCTGATCGGCTACAAAATTAGTTATACTATTATCCCCCGTAAAGAAAGTACAGGGTTGTCCAGTATATTCACCGATGCAATACCCTAATGGGTGCATTATACCTAATTCAAAGTCTCTGGAAGTTATATCTGTAGTATTGTTTTGAACTATAAAATAAGGAGCTATACCAGCGAAAGTATTAAGAGATGAAAAATCAGCAGAGTTCTGTGTAGCAGAGATATTAAGCAGCCCAGGCTGATTAACACAAAAGTTAATATGGCTATTTACCAGACTATCGGTGGCTGTTCTCTGATACCCACTAATATCATAATCTTCTGTAAAATAAAATGTAGGAATTACATTCTTTACAGCATCTAGATAATCTCTTTTGTATTTTTTATTGGCAGCCATCAGACATAATTTACATTAATAATTAAGTTATTTAATTGAACTACTTCATTAAAATCTACTTCAATAATTTCTTCTTCAAAATTATCTATAGTCGAGAAGATAACTTCATCTACCTCAAAAATAGTTCTATTTAGGTTAGCAAAAATAAGGGGGTCCCCAAAATCTATATTATCAGATAAAAAGTAAGTATTTATAAGTTCTGAGACTTTAGAAACTATAGTACCTTCGACCCCCTGAAGAGATCTATCTACATTAATGGTCATCACTAAATCTAAAGTTCTAATTAATCCATCAGAAATAACTACATCATCAGTAATCATCTTTTTAGTTGCTATAGCAGTAAGAAGAGCATTTTTAAACGAAATAGATGCTTTCTGCAATTGAGAGCTTGTAGCTTTCTCTAAAATATACAGGTCAATTATGTTGGCTGATGAGTACGCTTTCCTAGTTGTGGTTGTAGCTTTCCCTGTGGTTCCTGCGGGAGATATAAACCTACTAGCAAATGCTGTGTAGTCGTCCAAGGACACCAATCTATCCTGTGATTTAAAAGTTAAGGGACCAAATTTCTTAGCATGGGCAACTGTTTCAGCCTGGGAACCACCAGTGGCTATTTGTTTTTGAAGCACTCTAAATCCACTAGCAGCAGAATTATATGATCCTGTAGTTAAAGAGTTTATATACGCATCAGGGACATTACCCCTATCGCCACCCCCCACTCTATAGGTTATAAAGTAGGGTGCATTTACAGGTGGAGATACACCATTATTTCCTCCCCCAAATAAAATTTTAGCTTTATAATTATCGTCGTAAGTTACCTGAAAAATTTTATCATTAGTAGAAGAGGCTTGGTATAAATTTTCTACCTGTCTATAGGATCCTGAAGTAGCAACATTTATAGAACTTACAAATACTTGTACACTATTTTGTATAACTGGAGATTCATCTAGTGTTATAGTTTTAAAGGTTTCTATTTCAGAAAAGGTCCCTGTATCTGTAGCAAAAGCTCCCTCTAACAAAATTACCTCCCAGCTATTCTGTGTGCCTGGGTAGTAGTTTAAGGAACTTGTTAGCACTAAATTAGCTGAGTAAGCGTCTAAAACATCTACTACACCATTTGTAGTTTTATACATAGTATAAGTTAGAGGTTCGTTGTCTTGTGGGGAGGTTACTACCACCACCCTTTCGCTAGGAAGAAGTTCTACATTTTCATCTAAAATAGTATCTTCACTATCTTCAATCGTCAGTTGTGCTGTACTTTGGGCAGAAGTAGGACCCTTTAGATATATGCCCACCAATTCAAATAATTTTCTAACACTATCTCTATCTTTAGCTGTTTGTATAAAGTTTTCATGAGCAAGCATATCAGACTTCATGGACATTACACTTCCCATATAGGCCACTAACTCTACAAGCATCATTCCCAAGTCTGATTCAACAAAGTTATTGTAATCTGTAGGGTAAACAGCTTTAATATAGTCCACTAAAGATTGTCTTATTGTAGCAAAGTCTGTTGCTGTGAAGTCTATATAAGAGCTTTTGAGGTTATCTGGGACCTGTGTAAGCTTCATATAGTCAGAGGCTACATTTGTAAACGGAACGGTTTGGCTAGTATTTATATTGTGGCTCATATTACTATATCAACATCTAAGGACTGGTTATCACCTTTCGGCCTAACAGTAAGAGATAGGGATATTCCAGGCATCCCATACCCTTTAATATTATCATCTTGAAAAACTCTCAAACTTAACACCTCTATATTCGGGGCATGTAACTGCATTTGTTTTTTTACATCACTCGCTATATAAGACGCTAACTGAGAAGTTAAAGGATCAAACAAATAATTTTCCAACTCTACACCATAATCAGGGAGCATAGGTCTTTCTCCTTTTTTGGTTCTTATTAGTTGGGTAACTTGAGACCTAATTAGATCTCTACTAGTACTTTTATTAAAGAAAGGTTGATTAAAAACTTTACCCATAGGCCAACCTAACCCTACACGCTGAGTGGTGGGGACTTCTTTAACTCCTTGTAATGCTAGATTGGAGGATACTTTACCGTATAATGCCATTTGTCATATATCCATATTCTCAAAAAATGTCTTTTGGTGATTATAGTTTTTAATCACTTCATCTTTATTTAGGGCTCTCTGATAGAACTTTAAACTTCCTACATACCCATTATACGAACTCATAATTCCTGCGCCCGTATCTAAGAATCCTCCAGAAGAAGTGTCTAAGTCTATATCTCTACCATCAGTCCATCCCCCACCAACTATCCACGGAGTAAAGAATTTATTATTTAATGGTCCATCATTAAACAAAGACATCCCTTCTTTTTGTGTAACAGTACCTGAGGTATATTCAAAACTACTAGTGGAAAGATTAGAGGGCACCATAAATGAGGGAACCTGCGGTGCTTCTCTCTTCTTTTTCTGGAACAAGCCAGAGATTACCCCTTCCTGCATTAACACACCATTTATATAAAACTTAAGCTTATCCGTAGGTACATCGAATACTACACTGATATTTATAAAGTTATTTACACAGTTAGATAACTGCATACCACTTACTAGTAGCTGATCAGATACAGTAAATCTTAGGATCTCTCCTGGATCATTATCACAATCTAATGAGTTAGCGAATCCAACCGCACTGGTATTGTAAGAGCGTGTAGGAGCTATAAAAAATACTGTAGAAGGAGTTCCAATTTGTAATTGTTTGTCAGTACCAGTATCAAAATAAGGAATATTTATTACTGAACTTACAATTGAAGAGGCTTCTGAATCATCATCTCCTTTTGTGTAAAGTACACAACATGCATCATTAGAAGATCCTTGATAAGCGTCTCCCTGAGAAGAAGCACTCCCTACACTAAAGGTTATTTTACCAGTAGTCTTATTTACAGCAAAGGTCCCAGAAGCCTGGAATGCGGCTATAGGAATATCATTAGTAGCATCCCCAGAGACGGTCCACACACCAGCAGAAGCGTTAGCCCCATCCCAATATGCATTACCAACCCCGTCTATACCAGCATTTGTAGCATCTAAACTGTCTACTGAATCTACTATTCCACCATAATTAGCTCTAGGATCAAAATCGTTTGGTCCTGCTATTATAGCACTTCCTTCATAATACATTCTAGGATCTCTAGAGAATCCCATAAGCATTCCTCTAACAGAATCAGAATTATAATCTAAAGAAATAGCTGAAGAAGCAAGACCAGTATTTTCGCCTCCCGTATTTTCACATCCTAATAAAACTCTATAGTAGTGACCATTACACCATTTTCCTGCTGTAGAACTTACATTAAAGTCTATGGAACTACTATCGAAGGGATGTTCCCACCATCCACCATCCTCTTGGTAAAGTCCTGGCATATAGGTCCAAAAGTCTATAGTAGCTCCGTCTTTGTTATACATTAAGTTTCTATACTCTTCTGTATCGGGTAATCTTGCAAAGTTACCTGAATTCATTATATTAAATGGATAACTAGAAAAAGTTTGCCCAAGGTTGCTATAATCGCTATCATGTTTTTCTCTAACAGGAATTCCCATTAAATAAGGAATTGAAAGTCCTTTTTGAAATAAAATAGAAGGATCATTAGTAACTAATTGCGCTCTATTCTCCATACCCAAAGCATTACAATTTAATGTATCAAATATTGTAGACGCGGGTTTTTGAAAATTAGTATCTGTAAAATTGTAAACAGCAATCATATCCTCAGTTTCTATTCCAGTCACCAAAGATAATGTTGGGGCTTGAGTCTCTAACTCTTCCCCATCTACAACACTGCCAGCCCCAGGTTCAGCGATCAATAGGGGAGTAAGGACGACTTTCTGTTTACTATCAGGAGCATGCACATACTTTGGTAACACAGGAAGGACGACACCACTTACTTCGCCATGATCGAATACTAAGTTCTTTTGTCTATCTATCTCCACATCCAAATTAATAGAGCTTAAGTAGCTAAAATCATTTATAGGAACGGTTCCAGGCATAAACAAGCTGCTTATACCAAACAAGTCTGGGGTTTTAACTGCTACTTCTATCTGCTTCTTTCTTTTATTTATTTTATGATTAAAAGAAGCCCCTTCACTTATGATCTGCTGCTCATAATTTAAGTATATGGCAGAGTCTGTGGCGAAACCACTAGCTAATAAATCCTTTAAGTTACCATGAATATCATCTACTCTCTTATTCTTCTGAGACATGATGAATTGAACTGTGTGATCTGCTTCGTAGTACACTTTTAGCTCTTTAGATTCATCAATTTCGTTAATATCAAAGATAGTATTTACATAGCTATTTAATTCGCCTAATGAGTAGCTTGTACCTCTCCCCCCTAAGTTAGGAGAATGATCCAAAAGCCACCTATCTGCATCAGGAACAAACTCTAAAGCAGATATGTCTATCACCGTTGGAACATCTGTAGTGTGACCGCTAGTACCGTACTCCCTAGTTTGAGAGTTATAGTATAGCCCGTCTACCGAGAGAAGAAACTGACCGCTTTTAGCAGAGGGGGGACCAAAAGTTAGACGGAACAGGGGGTCTACAACAGCCTCGTCCTCTTCATCTATAAATACGGGAATTAAGGATGGATCTAATTGCCTATCTCTTAAAACTTCCTCAATACGAGTTTGAAAAGCGGTAGCTTTATCTAAAAAGTCTGTGCATGTCTTAATTTGGGCCTTATAAATATCTACTCTGCCTAAAGTGGCTGCA